TAACTCTCTGAAAAAATAAAAAAAATGAACAAAATGGTAAATTTTTTAGACTTTTACATGTTAAATCAATGTTATGTGTATGGTCAACCTATATTTATACTTGACTAATATTATGTCGTATTATATTTTGATAGTGTTAACTCTCGATTAAAGGTATATTTAATGTCAAAAACAATTAACCCTGCTTATTTTGCTGCGTATTTCACAGCCGAAGAAATCAAAGCAAAAATTGATTCTATACTTGAAAATATAGCAATCGCAGAGGCATCCGTAAAAGATTCCTTCTCAGACACCCAGGCACAACAGCAAATTCAAAGACAAAAACTAGATGCTCTTTATGCTTCACTGGAATTATGGATTGAAGCAGGATTGAAACAAGCTGACGATCCTTCAGTGTATGCAACAATCATAGCAGCACGATATACAGGTCGTCGGGCTTTACCATCTATCACAGGAATAACAATATAATGGGTATACCTTTTTACACAAAAATGATGGCTGAAAGATCAAATAGAATTCAGGCCCAAACAGATTTGATCAATCAACAAGCTGCATCATTTAGAAAATCAATCGAATTGAAAGACAAAGCCATGGAAGCTGTAATGGAAATGGCAAAGCCTCAAATGTCATTGAATCAAGAGCTTTATGGTTCCGGTGGTGGTTCAGTAGACATTTTCAACAAAAACATAAGTACATCAAGAAGATTGACACGAATAGCCTACTGGTCAAGTCCTGATGCACAAGCTATGTTAGGACGTTTTGGTGATTTAGTTATCGGGCCAAAACTTGATTTGCAATCCTCACCTCTATTCGACCTCATTGACGGAGCACCAGAAAGTAAAGATGAGCGTGAAAAAATAAGAAACCTAATTGAAAAACGATATAAATTATGGTCAAGTTCAATTGACTCAGATTATGAAAAAGATTTGAACCATTACAAGAGATCAAGGCAAGATTTCCTCACTTTGCTTCTCGATGGTGAATATTTTGATTTACTCAGATATTCAAACACCAGAAAAAGAAACCCTCTAACAGTTCAGAGAATACCAGCCGAAAACATTCAAAAAACTACATCAAGAGTTGCTGATGGTAATACTGAAGTCAATGGCATCGAGTACAACAGAAAAGGTGCTGCAGTTGCCTATCATATCATGGGTGCTAATGGTAATTCAACCAGAGTTTCACGTTTTGGAGAGAGAAACGGCCTTGTCAATGTAATTCACAATAAAATCGGTGGCGGTCGTCGGGGTGTTGGTATTCTTGCAGGGATCATTGAAGAAATAAAGAAACTTGCAGACTTTACAGCCTTAGAAATTCAAGCAGCTGTTATCAATTCAATGTTTGCAGTTGTTCTCGAGACTGATGTTATGGGGGATCCAAAAGCATTAGTCAATAAAGATGGTATTGGTGGCATTGGTCAAAATCTTGAATATCCAAAAGCAGCAAATGATTCTAATTTTGAAGCCCAACTTCAAAAAACTAATTTTGATACTGGTGGATTTATTGTCGATGGTCTTGGCAACGGTCAAAAGCTAAAATCATTCGATACAAAACGACCTACAGCAAATTTTGAGCAATTTTACAAGACAGTACTTAGAGGATTGTTTTCAGCTAAAGGAATGCACCTTGGTTCAGCTCAATATGATATGAATGGCAGTTATTCTGCAGCTCGTGGTGAATTACTTGTTTTCTGGAATAGAATAATGACATTACGCTTTGATCATGGCAATGATTATGAATCAGTTATATATCAATCATGGTTGTGGGGAGAAAATGCAAGAGGAAAGTTGGATCTTGTTGGTTTTGATGATTTTGAAACTAGACAAGCATGGTCAAATGCATTGTGGATTGGTCCTTCAAAACCGGATATTGATCCAAAACGATCTGTTGATGCTCATGTAATTGAAGATGAAAAAGGCTATAAAACTTCAACTCATATAACTGCTGAAAGAGGTGGTGGAGATTGGAGCGAGAATATAGATAGAAAAAGAGTAGAAAATTCAACCAGGGCTGAAGTGAATAAGCCTGAAATTGAATTGAATAATACATCATATAGTAATAGTGATAATAAAACAGTATCAAAATCAATAACAGTTGATGAGGGAGAATAATTATGGCTTTAACATATCCACAATTAAATGAAGGTGAATGGAATCTAATAGTATCTAATGTTGTTACAGGATATTTAACTCAGTTGAAATCATCGTATAGATATTTTGTAACTCATGTTAAATCGGGGGCAACAGCACCACTTGCAGCACAAAAAAAAATTTCTCCTGCTTTATTTGAGGATGGAAATCAAGATGAAATAGAATCAAATCAGTCTATTGATATTTATGTATGGCCTGAAAACTCAGAGACTAAGACCGATGATCAAAATATTGAAAACGCTATAGAGGTAAGTTCATGAAAATAGGAAATGGTAAATATGGCGTTCCTGGGGCCGGATCTGATGCTATAAGTAAATTTGGTGAAAATTCAGATATTGATACAGCTGATGCCCCTGTAGAAGTTTGGTCCCATGGTGCGAATGGAACAAGATTCCCATTTATAGACACTGGAATACCGATGGATATCAAATCAAGTAGCGCAGATGACACATTACTTGGAATAGGTGGCCAACAGGCAACATTGACTTTTTACAGAACCGATAACACAAAAGTAGTAAAAACAGTTGATTTAGATGGTATAACACAAGTTGAAATTGATGATGATGTAAAAATATGTACTAGAATACAGATTAAATCAGGAACAAACAAAACAAATGTTGGTGAAATAAATATTGTAGATAGAGCAACCGGTTTAGTTGTTTATCAGTCTGTTGAAATTGGCGAAGGTCAAACTTTATCCGCAATACAAATATGTGAAAAAGACAAAAAAGGTAAAATAAAATTTCACTATACAACTTTTTCAAGGGCAAGTGCTGCATTTGGAAGTGCTCAAATGAGATTGAGATTAAGAGCAGTTGACGGATCAATTTTAACAAAATACAATACAACAATATCAGCAAATCATCCCAGAGACGAAAGAACATATGGTGATGGTTTCGGATTAGATATTGTAGAAGGTGAAATATTTTTTTGGGAATGTACTAGCGTTTCCGCAAATGACACTCCAATTGAAGCTGGTTTTGATTTAATGATTGAGGATGTGTAATCATGAAAATCGGCAATGGTAAAATTGGAGCTAATAAAAAAGGCAAAATTGATGTTTTTGTTAATGATCAAACTAATCCTTTGTTTCAAAATTTTTTAATGAATGAATTGAAAGATGATATAACGCTCACAAGTCCAGCATTGAAAAATGCTGAAGTAGTAAGTGTTTCTACTGGGCATGGGTTCACTGTTGCTGATGGTGAATACATTACAATTTATGAAAATAATAGATGGGTGCAAAGTAGGGTTGTTTCGGTTGATGGTGATGATATTGGACTAGATGAGCCACTAGCATTTGAAATTTCTACCGATGCAATCGTAATCAGAGGCAATAATTTATTAAATGTTGATGGATCAACCGATGAAGTTGAATTTTCATTTATGTTGAGAAGTTTTACAATACCTATTGATATTAGCAAAATAATAATTTTGGCTATTCATCCGGCAGAGGGAGATTACACAAAATTCACAGGTATAACAGAACTACCCAATGGCATATGGTTTAGAAAAGAAAATGGAGTTGATTTTAACCTTGGAAATTATAAAAATAATCAGGATTTCAGATTAAAAGGTGCAACAGTTGATTTTCCAGACAAAGCACCTGCAGGAGCATTTGCAACTGAGATAGTTTTTGATATGGTTGACATTTTTGGTCAAGTTATGAGGTTTTATCCTGAAGACGATGACACATTTAAGGGTACAGTAAGAGACGCACTCCAAACAATAACCAGTTTACAGGTTGCTTTAATTGGAAGTTACACAGACGAATCTTAAAATATTTTTTTACGTAAAAGAAGGATGAAAATGAAATGCCGGATAAAATGCAGTTATATATTAAAATCGCTGGTTGGTTGCTTGGTGTTGTCGGGCCTCTTGTTACATTCTGCGGGCTGGCTATTGGTTATGTCTACAGAAACGATAAAAAACAAAACACCAAAGACCACAGCGACACAACAAAAAAAATCGATGATAACAAAAAAGAAACCGATAAAAAAATTGATGATATTGACGACAAAACCGATAGCAATAGCGAGCGCATATCAAAAATAGAGGGAGCACTTGACATATGACAAAACAAACAAAAAAACAACTTGATGCTGAACAAAAAGAGCACAAAGAAAATTTAAAAGCTGCAAAAAATGTGACAAGCTTCTGGACTCTCATCGCTTTTCTTTTTGCCAAAGATTCAGAGAGCGACAGCAAGACATTTTTCAAGATTGTATCTTTTCTTGAGTTTATTATTATTATTATTTTAGTGGCGACATATACGGATTTATTTAAAGTTATTTTTAAATATTTGATGTCTTTGATGGGTGCAAAATGAAAAATCTAATATCATTTACAAGAATAAATAGAGAAAGAATAATATCAGCAATAATGCTTATAGTTATTTTTGTAGGTATAATATTCCTGAGTTCTTTATTTTCTGGATGTGATAATAAGAAAACTCCAGGACTTGAGGGTTTTGATATCATAAAATTACCAACTGAATGTAAATTGTATATTTTATCAGTCGATGCAATAAAAAATAATGACGGTGGTGGCCTTGTTAAAAATAAAGGTGCTGAAAAGAATTTTACTCTTGCATCATTTTTTGCTAATCCTTGTTTAAATGCAATTAAGGAAATGAAATCAGATGAAAAACAAAAATTAAAAGATATTATAAATAATTTAAAAACAGAAAATAAAGAATTAAAAATGAAACTTAAGTTTTTAAAAGAAAAGATTGAAAGTCAATAGGAAATTTATTGACTTATAGAGACATAATATATAATATAACAGATTGAAAGAGGTTACTATGTTTAAAATAAAATTATCTGGCGAAATAGGATGGGACGTAATGTCCTTTGAAATTGAAGACCAATTAAAAGAAGCCAATGGTCAAGATCTTGAAATTGTATTCAATACTCCTGGTGGTTTTATCTCAGAGGGTAACTTGATTGATGACATGATTTTACAGTATAAAAAGGATTTTCCACAGTCTCAAATTATGGCAAATGTAATTGAAGCGCAAAGTTATGGAAGTTATCTACTTTCAAATCCTGCTTTTGATATGATCGTTGCAAGAACTAATTCAGTAGTCATGATTCATAACCCTCTTATGGGTGTTATTGGTGACTATAAAGAAATGAGAAAGAATGCTGATGTCCTTGAAAGAAAAGCTGCAATGTTTGCTGAAAGATATAGCCAAAGAATGAAAAAATCTGTTAATGATGTAAGATCAATGATGGATGAAGAAACATATTTTATAGGTGGCAAAGAAATTGTCGAATCTGGATTAGCTGATGAAGTTGTATCAGATAAAGACTCATTGAAAGATTCTATGTCATTAAGAGCAAGTGCAGAAACAAAAATTGACATACTGAAATTGAAAATAAGAAACACAAAAGAAGATTTTGAAAAGATTGCAGCAATGACAAAAGATAAAAATATTGCTGATGACAAAAAGAAAAGCACACAACCCGCCCAGGGCGGTAATAATAATAATCAGGAGGAAATTACTATGAAAGATAGTAATGAATTACTTGAAAAGTTTCCTACTGTTCACGCCGAAACAATGAAGGCGGGGGAGCAGTCAGGCAGAGATGCAATATTAAAAAATAATGCAACTCTCATGGAAATGAAAAAAAGTGAAGAATATAAGGATATTCCAGAAGTTCAGGCAGTCCTTGACGAATCACTTGAAAAAGGAAGATCTGTTGAAGAAACAAACCCTCTTATAATGGCAACTATGGTTAAAATTATGAGTGATCCAAAGAAAGCTGCTCTCATGAGAGCTTCAAAAGATTCAGCAGATGATATTGATCTTGGAGATGTTGGTACTGTCAGTGGTGAAGTTGTCAAAATGTCAGCAGCAGAAAAATCTAAAAAGAATGAGGAGAACTAATCATGGCATATACAGTAGTTAAACCAAATGCATATAATTTCTCTGAATTAACAGAGAGTGGGAAAGGTGACACTCAACCACTTATCACTAATACAGAAGGTAGAACTGCGTTGCCTTTTGAGATTATACTACAAGCTACAGCTCCTTTTTATTGTGGTGAAATTAGAGAATATGATGGAATTGCAGACGATGGTACAGGCAGAATTGAAATTGCTGAAGATCGTGTAATTAGAACCGAGCAAATGGAGGCGACAGACACTTTTGTTGTAGGTGCTGAAGTTTTCTTTCATCCTGGTGGGTCTGGGGCAGCTGGTAAAATTGTTGACACAGCAAGCAAACTAGCTGGTGACATAGCATTCGGTAGATGTGAAGGTTTTGGCGGTGCAGCAACAGCCCATACTTACATTGATGTTAGACCATATGCTTTTGATTCAGCAAGAGCACTGGAAACATAGGAGATAATTTAAAATGGATATAAAATTTATTACAAAAGATAAGCTTCGAGCAGAAGCAAAAAGTAAAATAGAATCTGGAATTATTGTTCCACATGATCAAATGTGTGATGTCGTAAGCCCAGTTCTTAACGGTAGAAGTGGCAAAATTGGACCAACAGATGCTCTTTTTGATAGAGCAATGAAAGCAAAAACCGTTGGACGTGAGTCTATAATGGTAGGCAAACTTGCCAAAGAATATGGATCAGGATTTGACATTCCACGATTTTGTCATGGCAAAGATAAGGAAATGTCTGTACGTGAAATGTTGAAAGCTGGTGTTTTTAATGATACTAAAATGTCATCAAACTCACTCATTCCAGACTGGCAATCTCTATGGGATGCATTAAGAATTGATATTTCAATCAGAAAAGCAGCTCAAGGAACTATCAGAGAAAACATTTATAATATTGAAAATATGCCTAATTCAAGTAAGATTTTCAAATCTACTGAATTTTTTCCATATGCTGTTATCTTTGAAGAAAATAATGGTGAAGGTCAATCAGTAAGACAGGGAGAAACAAGAGCTGGTCAGTATGAAGATATTGAGCATTTCATTTATGCAGCTGGTTTTACTTGGACTCTTTTGGCTGATCTTTTTGATGAATCTCTTAATACAACAAGAATAAGTGATGCTGTATCAGTTGGTTATGATGCAAAGAGAGATGATCTTGCAATATCTCCTATTCTAAATTTCTCTTATTCAGGTGCTCAACAGACAGCAGCTTCAACTGTTGGTACTCAAAGACAAGAGCTTCTATATAACACAATCCAAGATGCAATTGATGATCTTGCTGAACGTGTTGATCCTGTGACATTGAGAAAGATCGATGCAAGTGATCTTACAATTCTTGCAAGTCCTAACGATGCAAGACACATTTCACAAGTTATTGGTGGATTTAATACTAATACTGTTGGCGGTCAAGATGCTCCTAAGAGCCTTGATGCATTGAGTGAAATTTCTCAGATAATTGCATATGATGGCGAAGTTATTGAAGGTCGTGCGGAGACAACAACCTACTCAGGTGTAACAAATGGAACTGCATATCTTATCAGAAAAAACCGTTATATGAATGTAGGAATCAAGAGAAATCTTCAAATGGAATCTGATATGACTCCTGATGTTACTAAACTTTCTCAGGAAGAAAGATCATGGTACTTTGTTGAAGGCCAGCAAACAACTGGTATACAGTATTTCATCCAAGAAATAACACTACCTACATGGTAGAATAGGAGAAAAAAATGCAACTAGATAGTGCAATATATGAAGTTCTTGAAACTAAAGATAAAAAAGGAAATGTTGTTGGATCTGGACTTACAGTTAATAGCAAAGTTTTCAAAGTCGGTCAAAAGTTCACAGCTGTTCAGTGGGCATGGGGCGAAGATGCTTTGAAAGAAGCTGTTAAAAATGGCAGATGTAAGAAAATTTCTGAAGGCAAAAAAGAAGATAAAAAAGCCAAAAAGGAAGATGACAAATGATTGTCAATAAGCCAATAGGCTCTGTTAAAATCGGGAATACTATTTCCCGATTAACAGTTGGACAACAAGTTCCACAGAATGTCATTGAATTCTGGAAAGCTCAAAAAATATATCAAACTATGATTGACAATGGTTCAATTTCTGAGTCAGGCAAAGAATCAAAAAAGCCTGATATAAAAATTGAAAAGAAATCAGAGTCAAAAAATGAGTCTGTTATGTTTAAGGATAATGAATAACAATGACATTTTTCGATAGAATACAAGCTGATAATAAAAGAATGCTAACTGATGATATGCATACTATAACTTTGTTCAATAATGAAAGTCCACGTGAAAGCCTTGAAAGTAAAGGACGTTTTACAGATGTTGGATTGACTTTTGATCAATATGGTATGCCAAAACAAACAACAAAAATGACAGTAGCTTTTAATATCAGTAATTTTAGTTCTATCATTTCAGATATTACAAAAGAAAATTTTGAAAATTGGATATGTATATTTTTGAACTCAGAAGGTCAAGAAAGGATTGGAAGATTTATTGAGCCTTTCATTGATAAAACTTTTGGTTATGTTGTAACAACTTTAGTAAAAACAGATGATCCGAGGACTGCATAATGTCATATATTGATCCATCAGAACCAGGTGCAATTCCCAATTACCTATGGGTGAAAGCTCAAGATGGTATTAGGGCAACATTGCAAGAGGTTAGTGATAATCAATCTGCATTGAATTCTTCATACAAGTTTGAAGTTAAAACAAATTTATGGAGGCCTGTTCTTGAGGATGATGACAATGCAAAACTCGCAAATATTCTGATAGGTCGGGTAAGAGAAGAAAACAAGACTGCAAGATTAAAGAACCATGTAGTTGAATATTATGTTGACTGTCATGTTCGCAGTGCTGATGAATCAGGAATACCAGCAGATGAAAGAGCGGTTGAATGGTTGCAATATTTGACAGCTATGGTTGAGTTTGGTTTGTCATGGCTTGAAAGATATTATAAGTCTTTGGGTTCGGGGCAAATTGCACCACGTTCACTGACTCTCGAATATGATGTTGTAGATGGAGCAGATGAGGCAACTCAAGTTTATGCCCCTGCAAGATTTATTTATACATGTGCATTTCCTTATAGTGCACAGGATTTTGTTAATTTACCAGATCTTGAAAAAACTAGAGTTACGTTAGACAACTTTGCAACAGAAATTACATATTAAAATGATTAAATAGGAGGATAAAATGACTATAACTTTTAAAGATGTTCCGGCCAATGCAAGAGCTTCGAAAAACTTTGTTGAGCTTGCTGGCACAAAAAGATCATTGGGAAGTTTATTTATTCCTGCAACTGGTGGCGTTATCGGCCAATACGATCCTGCAAAAACCAGTGTTGTAGATTATGCAAGAGTAAAAATGCAAAACTCGGATGATTTTGGAAGTCAATTTGGTTTCGGATCACATATACATCGGATGTCTTTGAATTTACCTGATGCTGTTTTCTTGCAGGGTGGGGGCATATATGCTTTTCCAGTTCCTGAAGCAGGTGGTGCAACTGCAGCTGATCAAGATATTACTATTGTTGGTACCGTAACAAAAGCAGGTACACTATTTATTGATATAGGTGGTGAACTTATCCAAGTTGGTACTTCAATTGGTGATACTGAAACTGAGGTTGCAGCAGCAATAACAACTGCCATCACAGCAAAAAGAGATGTTGCGGTAACTTCAACTTCAGCTCTTGGTGTTGCATCAACTGTAGCAAAATTCAAGGGAACTGCAGGAAATCAGATATTGATTAAAATCAATCCTGATGGTGAAACTCAAGAATCAAAAAATCCTGAAGGTATCACGGTTACTCTTGAAGAAACTGATGGTTTTCTTGCAGGTGGGGCAACTGATCCAAGTGTTGAAGAAGTATTTTTTGAAACTAATGGTGATGATAAGCTTGGTTCTGAATGGTATACAATGTTCAATGTACCTTTCACTGATCAAACTAACATTGATTTTCAAGTTCAAAGCGCAGTGAATAGAAGTGATGCAGCAATTAACAGAATGTTTGCTAATATTGCAGGTTACTCAAAAGAAACTTATGCAGCAGCTTTGGCGCTACCTGAAAATACTAACTCAGAATGGTTTATTCCAATTTGGGATGACAGATATGAATCACCAGCTTTTGAACAATCTGCAGCTACCATGGGTAAAATGTTAGATTCTCAGAATGAAAATCCTGCATTGCCTTTTAAGACTCTTGAAGTTTCAGGTTCTTATGATGATACAGTTTCAGATAAGAATTATGCTCAAATTTCAGCACTTGTTGAAGCTGGCATGAGTTATATGTTAAGCGGAACTGGTAAATTAAGACTTGGTGACATTGTAACATCAAGACGGACCAATGATTCTGGTGGTGATACTGAAGAATGGTTTTTCGCTCAACAGCTTTTTAACAGACAAGCAAAAGCGTATAGCATTGAACAATTATTCCTTGATGAAAAATATCAAAGAGCAACTGTCATTAGTGATGCGGATGTTTCTTTCGTTGAAACTGCGATTGCACCTAAAGATGTTGTTTCAGATATTGAATTTTTAGTTACTTCTTTATGGGTTCCTTTTGGATGGACTAAGAATCAAAAAGAAGTTGTTGATTCAATAGCTGCAGAAATCGATGCAACATTCAATGGTAGAATCGATTCTGTTGTGACAGACGATCCTGCGGAAGCATTAAGAATTATAGCAACTAAATACGAATATTTATATTAGGAGGTGAGAAAAAATGGCAAACGGAAGCACTGTAACAGGCGGTCCTTTAAGAGATTTAAAATATGGTGGCTTTGTACTCACTCCTGATAGTGAAGCAAAGCATAAAAAGCAAAGTGCAAAAATGCAATATGAAGCTAAACGTTCACCTAACGGTAAGACTTATTCAACAGCCGAAAGTGTAACAGGATTTATTGAGCAAGATTGTGTTTTTCAAGGAAGTGAGTTTTCTGAATTTGAAGAATTACAGGACGGTGTTGAAAGATCTTTTGTTGCAACTACTGAAGCTGGTACCGTTATCACTGGTAAGGGTATCATTGATGGAGAAATGCAAGAAGATGATGGAAAAGCAACTGTCAAAATATCAGGAACATGGACAGAGCGTTAAAACTCTGTCTTTCTTTTAAAAAAATAAAAAGGATAACAAAATGGAAAATAATTTAATTGATAAGGCAAAAGAAAAGTTCAAAGGCAAACAATCAAAAGAGATTACTGAAGTAGAAGCATATGAAATAATTGATGGATGGGGTGAAGATCTTGAGGTAAGATTGAATCAAGAAGATTTTGAAGCAGTTCAGAAAGAAGTATGGAAAGCAGTTTCAAAAGAAAGATTATTATATGATAATAATAGAGAGATTTTCACCTATGTACTTAAAAAGCCTATAGAATTTCTAGATGGTTCAGGAAGAATTTCTATAATTGAAATACATGAATCTGATATGCAGTCAAAAAAGAAAATGTCAAAATTCAAAGATGATATAGATAAGGCTGCTGCATTACTTCAGGCTCACTGCAAAATGCAAGATGGATCTGAAATTGAACACGGATTTTTAACAAGAATAAAAGATAGAGACAGTGCAATTATAATGGCGGTTATACTTGGTTTTTTCGTTCAAGCAGTTCCAGAATCAAGGCAGTAGGGGGGCTTGATTTTTCTGCTGAGTTTGAAGTTGTGGGACTGCTTGCAAAATATTTTAGTGGGGGGTTTTCGATACCTCATCAAATGACATTGACGTTCAAAGAGGTTTTCTTTTGGTTTGAAAATTATGAATTACAAGCCACTGAAGATGAAATTATTGAAGAATTAAGATACGACAAAGATGGTAAAGTCAAAGACCTACCATCAACAGAAACAATAAGAAAAAAGACCTTGAAGAGAATGAAAGAAAGGAGAGAAAAACTAAATGCCATCTAAAACTAGATTTTCAATTGAAGGTGTAGTCTCATTGGTACAGAAAGTAACAATGCCAATGAAACAAGCTACAAAAGCCGTCACTGGTTTTTCTCGAAAAATGAGAAATCAATTCAGGCTTGCTGATATGTCAGCTCAAAAAATAAATAGATCCATCAATAGAATTGGTGCACCAGCTGCAAAGGCTGGTCTTGCTGCGTTGGGGGTCGGTGTTGCGGTCGTAGGTAAACAATTCGTTGAGTTCGATGATGCTATTTTTGCAGCAACGGCCCGTTTTAAGGCTGCAGAAAAACCAGGCACTGACATGACTAAGGTCATGGAGAACTTGAGAAAAGAAGCTCGTAAGATGGGTGCAACAACTCAATTTTCAGCAGTTTTAATGGCTCAAGGTTTGGATAAGTTCGCTTTAGCGGGCTTTACTTCTAAAGAAGCTATTATGTCATTGAAAACTCAGGTTGATCTTGCTACAGTAACAGGTGAAGATTTCATGCGTGTTGCTGATATATCATCTGACTTACTCGGTGCATTTGGGGGGTCTGCTCTTGATAGCACTGCAAAAATAGCCAAACTGAAGGAAATGAATTCACTCCTTGCCGTTGCTACATTATCAGCTAACGTAACAATGGAAGATCTATTTGAAACATTAAAACAAGCGGCTCCAATTGGCACAATGCTTGGAAAATCAATGGCTGATGTTATTGCAACCACATCAGTGTTAGGTTCTGCGGGCATAAAGGGATCAATGGCAGCAACCGCAATGAAAAATATTTTCTTAAGATTGGTTAAACCAACTGAAGACGTAAATGAAGCATTAAGACAAATGAATTTAAAACAAAAAGATTTTGTTACAAAGTCTGGAAAGATGAAATCAACTGTAGAAATTTTCAAACTAATAAATCAACAAACAAAAAAATTCAGTGATGTAAAAGTTGCTAGATTATTTGCAGCTCTTGCAGGGCTAAGAGGAACAGCCGGAGCAGCTGTAATTGCTAAAAATGTTGGTGAAATCAGAAAACAACTTATAAAAATGGGTAAAGATCCTCAAAAAGTCATGGCCCAAACTGCTGCCTTTATGCGTCAATCGATGGGAAATAGAATCAAGGCTTTAGGTTCTGCATTTACTGAATTAGGTTTCAAAATATTTTCTGCTTTTGCTGGTGACGGTAAAAAGGGAATTGATAAAATGACAAAATCTATTCTCAAATTTGATGTTAAACCAATCATAGCACTGTTGAAAGTTTTGGTGGGAGTTTTCAAAGTCTTTGGATCAGTACTTATGTTTTTAGCTCCATTCATGAATTTAATAATAGCTTCATTTGTTGGATTTAAAGTTGCAATGTTGGTTGCATCGGTGGCAGCTGGTATTTTTGGAGTTACATTAAATTTTGCTGTACTTGGTCCGATAATGTTAATAATTGGAGTTATAACATTTTTGGCTTTAGTTATAGTTAAAAATTGGGATTTTATAAAACAAGTAACATTCCAAGTTTGGGGAAATATAAAAAGATTCTTTGGTGAAGTTCTTGATGGAATGAAGATAGGAATGTTTACTTTTGTAGATATGTTTATGACTACATGGGGAAATCTATTTAAATTTATTCTTATGGGGTATTCAAAAGTCAAAGGTGCTTTGGGTGGTGACACCACAACAGTTGATGCAATGATAACCAAGGTCAGTAAAATTCAAGCTGATGTTAGGGCTAAATCTGCTTTTGCTTCACCAAATAGTCGAGGACAAAACGGTACTACTAATAAAACAGAGGGCACATTAAATCTGAATGTACAAACTCCTGCAGGTAGCAAAACAGATACCTCAACAAGTGGTGTCATAGATCCTTTTACATTAAACTTAGGTGAGGGTTGATAAATGTCATATCTAGACAGAATGAGACCTAATGCATCTTTTATAGATCCAAATGGTACAGAGCATTTTTTCAATGTTGACACGCTCACTCGTACCGGTAGCAAAAAGGGATCTACTCAGGAAATACTTGATAGTGTTGAGAGTAGAAGTCAAGATCAGGGAAACAAAGCCACCACATTCAATATGTCAGCTTATTTCACTGGTCAGGATTATGACATACCCACTGATGCATTTTATAAGGCTCTTGAATTGCAATATACAATTGATAAGCCAGGGATTTTAAAACATCCACGATGGGGTAATATCAATGTTTTTCCTTTGGGTGATTTCCCTCAAACAGAGGAGCTGATTTCCGGTGCTATGGTTGGTCGTATTGATATTACATTTACAAAAGTTTTTAATAGATCTTTTCCAGAAACAACAGGTGGCTCTTTATCCACAGCACTCACAAATATTGATGAGATTGAAGAAATCAGTGATGAAATAGCAGAGGGTATTGATGTTTCAAATACAAAACTTGAAACTAGCATACAGGCAAAATTGCAAAATGCAGTTGGTATAATTTCTAATAGTTTAAGTGAGATAACAAAACAAGTTAAAGCCGTTCAAGATGAATTTACAGCTATTCAAGATGCTATAAATAATACAATTGATGATGTCGCAGGAAATATCATTGAACTTATTTCTCAGACTCAACAACTTATACGACTACCTGCCAAAATAGTACAGTCATTTGAAGATAAAATCAATGGTTATGCCAGCATGATTGAAACTCTTTGTGATAATTTCAATGATCCTAATGAGGTATCACAGGCAAATAGAAAAAACAACGCTCTCATGATGGAGTTATTTTCTGGTTACGGTGTTGCGGTTTTATCTGAAAGCACTTCTTTTGCTGATTATTCAATAAGATCTCAGGCCATATCATCAACAGAAATTATAAATGATAGTCTTGATTTTTTTACAGATTCATTCAATGAGGCACGAGCCTATGGTTTAGCAGATGAAGAATTTTCAGGAACTCATAATTTATGGTCTTTGATGTTTGACACCACTGCAAGAATTAAAGAATTATTATTACTTCAGGCTTTTGACTTGAAAGCAGAAAAAAGAATTATTTTGAATAATAATATTGACATAGTTAATCTTTGTTATGAACTATATGGAAACATTCAAGAAGAAACATTACAATTTTTTATTCTAACAAATGGATTTAATAATGATGATTTTTATGAACTTTCAGCAGGGACAGAGATTGTAAGTTATGCCTAATTACCTAAAATTTGAAACCAGAAATAAACTCTTTGAAACAATAGTTCAAAAAGATACTAAAAAACGTCCTATTCCCGGGACTAATTATGTAGTTCCAAAGGGAGGTTTTCTTGATACAATATCACTCAAAGCTTATGGATATAATCGTGTATCTGATATTGAAAAAGCAAATGAAGAATTATTAAAAAGTAGGAATAGAATACAGGGTATAAAAAACGTTTATCCTGGTGATGTAATATGGCTACCACCTGGACTTGCAAGGGAAGTAACACCAGAACAAATTGATTCAGATTCACCAGATGAAATAGCAATTAGAATCAATGGTAAAATTTTCAAAGGTTATACAGCTTCGAATATAAATAGGTCGTTAAATTCTGTTGCGGATGGGTTCTCTTTTACTGCTCCATTTAATCCAGATGATCCAGATAGTGTATATCTTGATCCACATACTTTTTTACCAGCCGATATTTTTATTGGTGGTGAACTTTATATTTCTGGTAGATGCGAAAAATGGGACCCTGCTTTTGATGAAAATTCAACAAGTACAAATATTCAAGTCAGGTCTTTGGCCGGTGTATTGGTTGATTGTGTTTCAGAGGATAAACAAAGGAATTATATTAGTCAATCACTCAGTCAAATAACAAATAAACTTCTTAATCCATTTGGTATAAAGTCAATATATCCAGATGGTGACGGTGGTATAATTGATAAATCAAAAAGAAATCCTGGGGATAAAATTTATTCTTTTCTTCAGGGACTTGCTAAGATAAAGGGATATATAATAAATTCAACTGTTGACGGTGGCATTTCCTATGATAGAGCCAATATAAAAGGGAAACCAATATTTCAACTTAAACAGGGAAATTGGCCTTTGTTAAGTGCAAAGCCTTCATATGATGGGACTAAAAGATTTTCACAATTTACAGCAATAGCGCAAGGCAAAAAAAATGTTGTGATAAGATCTTCAGTTGTCGATAAATCAGTGCCGGTAAAAAGACCAACTGTTATTGATGCAAAATATTCAAGTAAGGGAAATGTGAAAGAGGCTGCAGAATGGGCAAGATCAAGATCGCTATCGAGTTCATCACCTTGCACTGTAACGGTTGCAACATGGCGTGATGATAATGGCGATTTAATAAAAGAAAACAATATAGTTACTCTTTTATGTCCTAATGTTTCGGTATATAGAGAAACAAGATATTTAATAGAAAAAGTACAATTAGCTCAAGATGGTAAAACTGCTCAATTGACTTTGGTTTTACCAGAGGCTTATACTTTAGAATTTCCAGAGGTTTTCCCATGGCAGAGATAGTATTATGATTGAGATAGTAACCATAGAAAATGCCAAAGTCAAAGACAACGGAATTGAATCAGATGTTGAGGGTTTTGGTGGCACTGAGGATGATACTAATATTTTTGGTATTACTGGTGTAAAATCTTTACCTCATGATGGTGAAACAGGTGTCATGATTGATGCCAAAGGTGAAAATTATGTTGTTGGCACTAATAATTATAATATAAATATTACTCTTGACAAAGGGGAAATAGTTATTTACTCTTCAGATTCTAGTGGAAATATATTGAGTAATGCTAGATGTAATAAAGATGGTGAGTTTGTTGTAAATGATGGTGATCGTTCGGCGGTTGCTTTTGATAAATTGAAAGAGGGCTTTGATCAATTTGTTTCAGATTATAATGCTGAATTGATTGAAATACAGGCAGGAATAACAAGTGCAGGGGGGGTGTATACTCCGACTTCGACAACTGCTAATGTTGATGGTTCTGAAGTAGATGAGGTGAAATTACCATGAGATATAAATTTGTAAGTCTTAGAATTGAAGTAGTCAATGGCTTTAGATTTTTTCTAGTTAAGAATTTTTCTTTTAAAAATGGTAAAGGAAACGAAACTAATCAAGCATGTATTCAAGTTACTTTTATAGTGATATCAATTTTATGGATTTCTAAATAATGGCAACATACACAGGTGACATACTAATAGTTCAACTCGATGACGGGACCTTTGATTGGTTCTTTGAAAACGGTCAACCGTACATGACAGATGGACTTGAAACTATAACTCTTCTCGCTGTGTTTGGTGAAGATTACTATGGTAATGACCTTGTAAGAACTGAATCTGAAAAAATGAAATCGGCATTTCCTGAAGTCATAAGAAGAAATACAGTGAGTGATGAAACCGTTAATGATGGAACTGAAGCAATAAAAGGTGCTTTAGATTTTTTCACATCTGAGAAAATAGCAAAATCTGTGACTGTTGAAGGTGAGATATTTTCTGTACATGGTATTGCATGGCAAATAACAATAGAATCATTGACAGATGAAACATTGAGATATTTTATAAACTGGGAACTTGGGAAACTGAGATTTCAACAAGAATCAGCAAGGAGATAATTTATGGCAATTCCTGATATACCGTCAATTGAAGAAATAAAAAATAGAATAGTATCAGATGTTACAGATAGTATAAATCAAGTTGTACCATCGTTTTTCATTTCATTTGTAAGGGTTCTTGCCTCTGCAATTGCCTCAATGCACTACCTCACATATCAAGCAATTCTTTGGGTGTATAAGCAAATTTTTCCATCTTCAGCAGATTACTTCAATCTTATTCTTTTAGGTAGGATTGTTGATGTAACACCAAAAGAGGCCACCAATGCAATAATATTGTGTACGGTGCCAGGTTCAGGAAGTGAAGTAACTCAGGGAACTACTTTTATTTATACAAATGATGTAACCTACAGAGTTGAGACAACTACTTTAATAGTCAGTGGTGAAGCTTTAAACGTTCCTATGAGAGCTTTGACATCTGGGGGTATTGGAAATGTTGCTGATGGTGAAATTCTCAATCTTACATCATCCACACTCGGACTTGATGGGACTGCAGAAGTTACAAGTACAGATACCAGTGGAGCCGATGAAGAAAGTGAAGATTCTTTTGCTGCTCGTGTATCATTAAGATATAGAATAAAATTTATTGCCGGTACTCCAGGTGGTTATGCTCTTTATGGACTTGAGACACCTAATTTCACATGGGTTGGACCTTATGCGGATGAGGATATACATAAACAAGTTAATATATATGGTCGTGTTGATAATCAAACTGATGGAATACCAACAAGCTCACAGCTTGCAGAACTTGAGGAATATTGTTCTTTTGATCAAGAAACAGGAAAAGAAATAAGAAGAGCGATTGGAGACGAATTAAACACCCTTGCAATATCAAGACGTGTATTTGATCTTGAGATTTTTATCAATAATTCTAACAGTGGAATAAATGCAGAAATTGAAAGTGCAGAAAATGACTTTATAGATACTCTTGAACCTTTTATACAGGGGGTTTCTTCAGTTAGAAGAGATGTTTTAACAAATACTGATACTGCCGGTGTTGCTGATGATGTAGCAGAGAGAAACGGTGCGAAGGTTACTCAGGTTGTTATTACCGATACTGTGACAGGACTCACTGAAACTAATTACAGTTTTTACGGTGGTGAGTTTGGAAAATGGGGAACTATTACTTTTACGGTGGTATTGTAGAATATGATACAATCAATTAAAAATACACTAATCAGATTATCAGGTAAAATATATTTATTCAATCCTATAAAATGGTATCCTGAATTTATAGAGGGAATATCAAAAGAATTTGCTAGAGTTAGGGATTATAAAAATAATGTTTTATCAGCTACAGTTGTAAATGACAATATGACACCTGATGCTATTGATGATCATAATAAAAAATATGGTATTCCTTCAAGTTTAACCGGCTCTGATGCCGAAAAAATATCAAGACTCATTGAAAAGGCTGATCCTTCAGGCTGGCCTGGCCCAGATTACATGGAAGAACAACTGGCTCAAGCTGGTTATGATTTATATGTTCATGAAAATTCACCACAAACAACAAATGTTAGACAGTATGGCAATGATCAATATTCACCTGTTATTCAATATGGACTAACTCAGAGATATTTAGATCCTGATGATTTCCCTGGTTATTTATGTGTAGGTTCACCACCTTCAGGAGAAGGAAGAATTTATCTTTCTCAGTATTCGACATCTAATCAATATGGTAATTTTCAATATGGTACACCAGATCCAAATGCATTAAATCCACAACCGAAGCTATATGAAATTACTGATGATCCACAATGGTGGGGATTTTATTTTGTTCTATCGCCTTTCGAGGATAGATTAGCAGTTGATGAAAGTGAATTTTTAGAAGTACCAGAAAATCAGATTGACTATTTATGTGATCTAATTGTATCATTGAAACATACTACAATGAGAGCTATTGTGCAAGCAAAAAGTGTATAAGATAGATATAATGAAATATAAGGAGAAAAAATAAATGAAAGAATTAGCTAGTTATCTGACAAATTTAGAAACAGCATCGGCAGGTTTTTCACTTGGGAAAATGAAAGATGATAGTGGGGCAAGTGATGGTACTGGTATTACCGTATTGACCCACAATGATTTTTACTATGCTTTTGAATCTGGAATACTGAAATATCTTGGTGCTATGAGTGATGCGGACGAAAGTGAAACCGCATCTGATAACCTTGATGCTATGGAAACAATGACAGGTGTAAAAAATCCTAATGTTTCAGAATATGATAATTCAACTGCATATGTTCAAGACGATCATGTCATGTATTTGGGTTCTCAGTATGTTTTGATGGATGTTTCTGGTAGTACAGGGAATAATCCTATTGATAGTCCTGATTTATGGTTACCTTGTTTTAATCGTGATGAAGCTTTAAGAAATTGGAGAGAAGGTCTCAATATTTCTGGTGGTTTTTCAGCACTTCATGACAAGAGAGATGTTACTAATTATAGAATGATCTTTGGGGATGGTAAATATAATTATGGCGGTGATGCAGGCAGAAACCTATCTTTTACAGGATTACATCTTGATGGAACTCAGGTCACAGGTAATGCAACTCTTGAGGCTTTACTTGATGTTGGTGGTGGTGATGAATATCATCTGTTAGATGTTATTGCTCCTGATGTATTAGGCACTAGAACATTGATAGAAACACTTGCAAGAGTTGGACGTGTGGTTGATGACACTGCTGGATTGACTGAGGATGTTGGAGTTGTTCAAGAAGATGCGATGCAGAGAATTACAGGCGAGATAGCCACTGTTTTAGGGTCAAACGATTCACCTATTGATGTTAGTGGCTCGGTTAGTGGTGTCTATTCAATAGGTTCAACAGTTTTACCTAATAGAGCAGGTCAGGTATCAGGTAATGGTAGAAATTTATTATTTGATTCAGCAAATTCAACATCTCCAAACACAGCAAAAACAAATGATGAGGAGACAACCATGGCTAACTATACTAAAGGTGTGGACTGGATTTTAATTATGCAAGAGATATAAAAAAATTAAATACGCATATTAAAGAAAAAGCCTCTAAAATTATTAGAGGCTTTTTTGTATTCAACTTTTATTTGTACTGACTTTCTACAATTTCCACATTTCACCTTTACTTGTCAAAACAGTCATTGTAGCGGATTCAGTTGATTTAACAAAATACAACCCTGAATTCCTAACAATAGAATCATCATCAACAACAACATGAAATAATCCATAAAAAGTATTATGATATCCTCTATAATAATCAGTAATCAAAACATTTCTTGGTCCAAAACCTATTGACATTATTACAATATCACTAACAATATAAGGATCATAAAAATCTGTAGTTATCTGAAAATCTGCATGATCAAGTGTAACTCTGTTCTTAACAGGCTTTGCAAGCATTTGAGCTTGTGTGATTACATCAACAGCACTTCCAGATTGTTTGACATAAATTATTTCACTATCAACAAGAGCTGAATAATATATAACACCATCAACAGTATAAAAAGATTGAAAACTTACTGAAACTGTATTATCTGAAAAACCACTTTGGGTAATAAGGCAATCAATTGAAACATTTTCCATAGATTTTGAAGTAGAATTTAATCCTTTGATATATCCGGTTGCAGTTTCATAGAAAAAATCATATCCTGTTATTTGATCAGGTGTGTATATTTTTGGGGCTGGTCCGGTAATACTTCTAAATAAAAGCAATGCAGCTTTAACACTTGAAAGTGATGGAGTAGAACCATATTTATTAGTCATATTGATTTCAATTTGAGGTACATCAAGATCATAGAAATCATTATCAATCATTGATACATCAATAGTGCCATCTTCAAGATCTGTTGAGAGAGTAGTTAGCAAATTAGAAATTTCTGAAACGGTGCGACCTTTACATATTGCAGCTGATAATAATAACAGTTCTGCATTATTTGCAACTGATTGAGTTCCAGGATCAATAGTGGTCCAATCAAAATTAGAGAATAATTCTGTAATTGATTGATTAACTGAAGTATCATAATCTGAGCCTGATTCAATTAGAAACATAACTCTTTTTTGTATGATATGAGTAAGTACGTTTATATTCCATGGTGTTTTGGTACTATCGACCATACCATATAATTTAAGTGTAGAATCAGAAATTAGACCAGTATTCTCATTATAAAAATATCCTTCAGCTTTTACATAAAGAATGTCTTTTATTTTTGTACTCTTGAGTGTGTAATTTCCGAGATCATCATTTGTAACAGTTGCGAATGATTCACCAGTGAAACCGGTCACAGGGTCCCAACCGTATGCAATAATCTCAGCACCTTGTTGAAATGCACCCTTTTCTAGTTTACCAGTGAATGTTTTTTCTGATGGTGATGGGGTTGATGGTGTGTCATCACATGAGACTGTGAACATGAGACTTATTGTCAATATGATAATTGACAATAGTAGATTGAATTTAATTTTTTTCATTACCTTCTCCTTTAAAGTTTGTATTTATAATATAACTATAAACTGTTAAGTTGTAAGTTTATATGTATTTATTTACCAGATTTCACCCTCTGGAAGTTTAACATAATTATAGCCAACTGATTCAACTGGCCAAAATGCAAGACCTGGTTTTCTAACCTTTGGACGGCCTTTTTTAATGTTGAAATATAACCCGATACCAGTGAAATATGAATATCCGTTTACGAGTAGGAATCTTTCAGGACCAGTTTTTACAGAAGTTATGTTGTTCACATCACTGCACATTTGACCTTGATAATCAAAATCTTTTATTGAAAATTCAGGATTACTGAGTGATGATCTTTGCAATTCTGGTTTTGTTGGTAGTGATGCAACTTTATTAACAGCATCATTTTTATCTTGTTTGTAGAAAACTGTTTTTGTTGCTAGTATTTCTGGATCAGTGTTATCAACTTCTTGAGTAGTGAAATAGAGATCTTTACCGATTGCAAAGAAATCTGTGAGCATGAGTGGTTCACCATCTTGATCGATTATATCAAGTGATGGAGTTACATTTCCCTCAGTAAATCCATAGATCTTTTTTTGACCTGATGATGTGAAGTAATAATTTTGACATCTTGGTATTGATTTAAGCATTGTTTTTCTCCTTTAGTTATTTTGGTTGAAAAAATCTTTTATTATGGTCTAAGTGTTGTGTTCCTAACGGATTATCTTGACCATATGTATTAGAAATTTTTTCTTTTATTGATTCTATTTTGTCTTTTGCTAATTTAATTGTTGTTCCACAGAAAGGACAATATCTTATATCGCAAAATCCGTTTTCACCAACATTGTAAGAAATATCAAAAGTTTTATTGCATGCTAAACATTTCATAATTCTTTAATCTCCTTATCTTCATTAAACAACCCACCTTCATTTTTATCAACTTCTTTTTCTTCGACAGGTTCTTTTTCTTTAATGATCTCAGCATCTTTTATTGGTGGCTCTTTAGTTTCAAACTGACCTTTAGCGACATTCAGAACATGGTCTGCAGCCTGATCCATAGTTGAATCATCTGTTATGCTGTTGTCATCACTCCACTCTTCAGCCATGGCAGAGGCATTTCTAACTTTCATATAAGGTCTAAAAAATGACTTTCCTGCTGCCTTTCTAAGCATTTCCGGTCTGTCTGGTCCATCATATGGATTGACTAAATCATGTTCATATATTTTCTTTGACCATGTGCCGCCGTCTCTTTTATCAAAAACTTTTTCAAAATATTTATGACCATTTTTATCTTCTTTTAGATTTCCCTCAGATTTTATTCTGTTGAATTGTTCAACATCAAGAATATAATTTTTATAACTTGGTGAATGTTGAGCTGCTTTTTCAAGTAGTCTTTTAACATCATATGCCTCACCAATATATTTACCGGTGTCATTTCTTTTTGCTCTAACTATCATTCCTGCCAACTCACCTCTTGGTAGGATTATTTTAAAGTCTGCATGAAAACTACCATCTTTTTGATATATATCTATATCGGTATCATTTTCATATATAGGTTTTATTTCTATATCACTGAATGGTGGATTTTTGCCTTTACTCATAGCATTTTCGTAACACTCAACAGATGCAATAAATTCACAGCCATTTCCAAAGGGGACTAAATCACCCATTTCTCCAAGAATAGCACCATAATAAAGAGCCTCTGAAAATCCATGTGTAATTGACTCTTGACCTTCATCAGTATTCCACACTTTATCCCATGCTTTCCCTGAAAGATTAGAAACATATCTAACATTTTTTTCAATCATTCTTTGTGTTGCAGGCTTGTCAATGAATTGTGCCGATTGATTCATTAGAGCAATCATGTTATTTTGTGACCACGTTATGAGTGCGGTTCGGTCGTTTGGGATTTTTGCAAGTTGGGTTGATTGTGAAAGAGTGGTATTTATTTCTGACATTTTCTTTTCATCAGTCATAGTATGATTTTTAAAATAATCCTCAACGATTTTTTTATTGTAATCTTTCCATTTCAATCCACAAACTCCACATTCAGCATAAAACATGGTTTTGCCTTTGGAATTACCAGATTTAATTTCTAGTGGTTTGTTGCAATGTTTCATAATTATTTAACCCCCCTACTTGATTCAAGTGCTTTTCTCAAAATTCCAACAAGCATATCTTTTTGCTGTAAATTTAAAGACCAACCAAATAAATTTATAATCAATAATAATTTCCAATCATAAAAATATAAAGTTAATCCACATGCAACAGGAAATAAAATAAGCTGAAAAAATTTAGTTCTATTTTTTGATATAAGTTGTATTACTTTTTTCATAATTATTCACCATCCTTAATCTTTTCAACATATTCATAAACATTTAAGCCCATATAATATTCAGTGCCTTCAATTTTTTTTGCCTTCCCTGTTGATGCAATTCGATTAGTTTTACCTGAACCTGATAATCCATGTCTCTCTGATAGATCAATTGTGAGTGTGAGAATGTTACCGTTTAATTCTTGTTTTATGTTTTGCATTTTTAGTTCTCCTGTAGGTTTTTATTTTGGTTCTGTTTTTATACAATAGCTATCTTTTAATTTATACTCATCAGCTGGACAAACGTCACTATCTAAAGTGCAATCGTTACATGAGTGCTTATATCCAGGTTTACATTCATAAATAAAGCAATCATCTTGACATGGAATTAAATCATCAATTTCACATCCACACGGTACTTCTGGATTATACAGTCCGCTGAATTTATTTTGTTCTAAATATTTTATTACAATTTCTTTTACATTCATAAATTAAGACCTCCCTAACATTTTACCGTTGATTTTCAATATAGTATCTTTTTGCTTATCTGACAAGAATTTATTATCTAAAATATGCCATTGATAAACTGAAGAAATAAATTCTAATTCCCATGTAGACAACTCATCTTGATATCGGTCAACAATTCTTTCAATAATAGCTTTGTAATTTTTTTCCTTTGCCATTATGAAAGTTCTCCAGTTTCAACAAATTTAATCAAAAATGGTAACAATTCTTTTACTTGTTCTCTAGTCAAATGCATTCTTGTATTTGCTGAATAATGGTGCTCCATTGAGTGTTCATCAACTTCTGGAAATTCAGTCCAAGATAGAGGTATTCTATTCGCAACAAATTCTTTGAGTCCGATTTTATCAGCTCCCAACCATATGCAATCTTCAGTTGCAAGGGATGATTTTTGCAAAGTGCATTCTGTATAATTTCTGTCTTGAAATTCTAAAACATCAAATCCTCTTTGAGTTTTTTCCATCATTATCTCCTTTTCAATCCCTTTTTGAATTGTCTCCAATAATAATTATAAGCACCTGATCCTCTTTGCTCATAAGTAAATCCACTCACGTTTTCAAATGCTGCTCTTACTTTTTTTGTTCTTGATCCTGACATTTTAGACCTCCAATTCTTTTTCTTTTATTATTATACTAGGCTTTCTACTACTTTCAGATCTTTTAATCAATCCTTTTTTATTCATATACTTCAATAAAGTCTCACCATCTTCACGCTCTCTAATTTCTTTCAATCCAACAACACGATCAGATCCGGCGGTGGTTTTCCATTTTGCGATATCAGTCACAGATTCATTTACAACACCCTTGATGAATTCAGTATCTTTCAAGTGAATTGAAATTCTATGCTCACAATCTTCTTTTTCATTTTTCCATTTCTTCTCTTTCTTTTTTGCTATGTAATATTCCTTTGCTATTTCCATGACTTCAATTAGTTCATCATTTGTAATCTCTTTGAAATCTTCTTTCAATTCTGGATAGAGAGATTGAATATCTTTGCTATTCATTACAAGTTCTTTGGGTGGGTTTTCCTCATCAATACATTTTTTCATGTATGTGGCAAGTTGAATGAGGTCTTTTTGATGATCTATGTTTTTGTCAATTTGCCAGTAATGTTTTTCACTGGTATTATATCCAAGAGCCAAATAACAAATATCAACATCATAAAGTAACATTTGAAATTGACATTGAAAATATACTTTTAGTGGGACACCCTGCCATTTTTTAAGAGTTAAATCATATCCTTTGTACTGGTCAAATTTTCGGGTACCTGCACTTTCTTTTGTTGCCGATTTTGCTTCAATGAGAAATGGTTTTGATAGATTGATTTTAAAGCCTTTAGCATCTAAGATCCAGTGACCATTTTTATCTTTCTCCATTGGAATATTCTTGAAAGATTTTTTCATTTTTTTGAAAAACATAAATTTAGAAAACATGTATTCCGGATCATATAAGCAATCACCATGGGCAACACCATAATAATTACTGGTTTCTGTATTATGTTTGAAAGGTGTTGTGTTGAATGGTTCAGGATTTATAACTTTTCCAAATTCAGCTTTTTGTTGTTCAATTTTATGTAATTGATATCCTCTGAAAAATTCAACAGCTATTTCTTTTGATATATTATCCTTGATGAATTCATATAGAATTTTACCTTCCATGTAGTGACCCATATCAGCAGAATAATTATACTCATATGGTGGTGGGGTTAATTTCTCATTGTATAGATCAAGAGCGGTGCGGTGTTGTCTTTTACCGTTATTTGTCCATGCTGCCAATGATTCTATTGGTCTGTTGGGTGATGGAATGAGCATTGGGATGTCTGATGCACCGATTTTTTTATCTCTTGATTTGTGGAAGTTGGTTATGTATGTGTAGTTATTCATTTAATTTTCCTTTAAGTTATTTCTGGAAATTCTTCTGAATGATAAAAATCTTTATCAGGAAATTTCTGTTTTAAAAAATAGCACATATTAGATGCATCCATAACATCAGAACCAGTAAAGCAAACTATTTTATCCTCACACAAAACAGCATAATTTGTAATTGAATACATTTTGTTTCCATCCATGAACTCACATGCATCTGAAAGTATAGTTCTATAATCACTTTCTCTTGTTTCAATAAGTTTATCAATAATTTCGTGATGTGATTCTATAGCCATTTTAAAGCCTCCTAAAATTTATTTATTCCTTGTAAAAAATTATAAAATGTATAAAAGGGAAATCATCTTTTTTTGAAATACTTATAATTTTATCCTCATTTATATTTTGATGTAATATTAAATCATTTAATATTTTTTCATCACTTAATCCTAACTTTGAAACATTGATTGCTTTATCACATATTTTTATCCCCATTGTTTCATACCCTCTTTGAATTTACTTTTCACTCCAATACCAGTGAGACGCTTGCTCAATATTTCTTGTTTTTCTGCTTTTGTTTTTATTAGCATTTCCCCATTAGAATTATTATTATCATTACTATTATTATCAATATTATTCCGTCTATCTCTATCACTATCCCCTCTTTCATCATCCCCCCTAAAATCATATTCATCTAAGAAAACCAACCGACCATGGATAAATTTCGGCAGTTTCCTTTTTTTCTTCTTAACAACATTGCCCTCTGCATCGAGTTGAGTTACAAAATCATACTTGCATATCCAACACTTGATATTTTCCAAGCTGTTCATATTCCCGCAACAAGGACATTCTTTCATAGTTATTTTTTCATCATCATTATCTTGACCAGGTTCATACCCTGTATCAAGACTCCATTTTCTATCAATGTCAGGCCGTCCATGAAGCACACTAACACCAACGGGATCAACCATGACAAAATGTTTTTTATCCTCAGTTACATTTGATGGTCTGCCGTTAAACTGCATGTATATTGTGATAGATTCTGTGAGCCTCATCCATATAATTCCGTAAAGACCTTTGATAGACATTCCCTCAATACCAACACCAACAGTTACCAGAATATTTGTAACACCTTTTTTCACATTATTGATTATGATTTTCCTATCAACTTTTGATAATTTGCTGTGAATATGGTCAACTCTCCATCCTGCATTTCTATACATGTCAGTTACTTCTTTTGCAAATTCATGTGTCGTACATGGAATTATTACAGGCAATCCATCAAAAATATTTTTATAAGTTTGAACCATGTCACCAATGATTTTTTTCTCTTGAATATGTTCTCTTTGAATTTTTCTGTTTATACCATCAACTGTAGGGACATGATTTTTATACTCATCAGGAATATGTATAATTGGTCTTGCAAGATATCCACTTTCGATTGCTTCACTGATTTTTATAGCTTCATACATATCTGTATAGAATTCACCTAATGGTAGGTTGTCAAGCCTGTATGGTGTTGCAGTGAGTCCGAACCTTAGACACCAATCAAAATGATTGAATATATTCACATAAGATTGAGCAGGGGAATGATGACATTCATCAACTATTATAATATCAAATTGTTTACAAAATTTTTCAGGTAATGAAGTGAGTATATTTTCAAGACTTTGATACATGCAAAGATAGACATCTTTATTTTTACCCATGACACCCTGGTCATTTATATATCCATAATTTATTTTTAATGATGAAAGGTCGTTTTCCCATTGTGAGAATATTTCAATTTGTGGTACGAGAATGAGAAATTTTTTCCTCAGTAATATTTGATCTTGCACGACCATCAGTGCAGTTGGTGTTTTTCCGGTTTGGGTTGGGCTGACAAGAAGAGGGTGTCTTTTATTGTTTAACATCCTGTTGCCCCAGTGGCGTGCTTTTTGTTGATATTCTCGTGGTTGGATTATCATTTAATTTGTTTTATATATTACTACTGGATATTTTGCTTCTTTAAATTGCTTTCCAGAATAACACACTAATCCATTTTGATCTATACATATTGTTTGATGACTAATTATTTTTTCAGTAAAATACAAAGTTTCAAAAACTTTTTGAGCATTATCTATCCAATCTTCAAAAAACTGAAACATTCCTAATTTTTTTTCAATAATTATTTCTATTTTCACACTATCCCCCTTTCAACCATACAATCAAATATTTTACATTGCTTCATAGTCATATCAATAGTATATCCATTTTGACGATATATTTTAATGAATCTGAAAACATCATTTATTTCTTCATAACTATAATCAGTTTCATTCACCATTTCACGCATTTTATTTTCTTTTATTAGATTTGACATTTTTGGTTTCAACCTCTTCAATATCACTTTTTGGTTCACTCATAATTTTTTTACACTTTGGACATTTGAAGTCATCAGTTCCTTTTTTTGGATTTTCACCATGGAATACACGTTCATAATCATTTGTACTGTTTGGACACTTTTCATTTTTACATTTTAGTTTTGTCATTTGGTTAACACCTTTTTTGCTTTTCTAATCAATAACCATAGCTTAAATTTAATGTATAAATTAGTTGATTTGCTTTTCATATATTCAAAGTCTTTGATTGTATTACATAAAATACTATCAATACCACCAGTTCCATATAATTCTTCTTTTCTCATCTTTTCACTTCCCTCTTCGAAAATTTACAACTACCATCATTTCTGCCACACTTGAAAAGATTATGAATTGAACATCTACAATTTGAGTCTGGATCTTTTAAACTTTTCATGCTGATTAGTATCATGTATTTTTTTATTACATATTTTATATCTTGGTCGGTGTTATGCATATCAATAGCCCAACTCTTCTTTATACTTTTTTAAATATTCTTTATGATTCATTCCAAATTGATTATCAATTATTAAATATAATTTATCATCTTCATAACGGTTATCAAGAATTTTTGCTATTGTTAATTTTAGTTCTTTATTTTCGTTTTTGAGTTCATTAACATAATCAACTACAGGTTCTTTATACAAAAACTTATTTCCTTCTATAGCTATTTCATGTTCAATGCAACCATCATATCTTTCTTTATTCATAAATAACCCCGCAAAATATCAATAATTCCAAAAACTTTTCATAAGTATCTAAAACCTCAACACGATGACCTGAAGCACGTATTTTCTCATGAATCTTCAATTGTGTTTCACTTGGTTTTTCACCTAATTTTTTCAATTCAATATAAATGCACTGACCACAATACAATAATACAAGATCAGGTACTCCAGGAACTAAACCCATTTTTTTAAGGAATTTAATTATTCCTGCAATTTTCCCCTCTGGAATTTTAAACATTCTCATGATCATCATTGCTGTTTCATTCAATGGGGAATAGAAAAATATAGGCTCAGTTTGACCTATCTCCGTTAGTTTGTTTATGCATTTTTGTTGTAGAGTGCTTTCTTTTGACGGCATGAGATATCACTCGACCCCTAACTTCTCAGCATATTTCAATACAGTATCGGCAGTGGCCTTTCCTCGTGGATGATCGTCACTAAAGCCCCACTTGAAATTATAAATCTGTTGAGTTGAGATGTCAATAATATTTGCAGCTTTCCTTTCTGTGATTTCTTCAATCTTTTTTATGACTCGACTGTAAAGACCGTCAAGACCATATATTTCATTTTTGAGTTCATCTTTATTTAATGTCATTGGTTGGTTTCTCCTTTGAGTCTGGTTATTTCTTTTTTTTGTTCTGTTATTAAAATATGATATTCTGGATACATATTGAATTCACCCATTTGGTTTTTTACTTTTTCAAACATCATGTTGTAATTTTCTTCAGCAATTTCTAAAGCTGATTTTTTGATATAGCCAGTGTTTTTTAACTTTTCAATAAAATGTTTCTTTTTAATAATTCCATTAAGACTATCTAAATCATTATCATCATAAAATTTAGATGCTTGCTCTTCATTCATCTGTATTTTTTCCATTTCTTTTTCCTTTGATTTCCAACATAATGATATAGATATCAGCATTTTTTGATCTTTATTACAACATATTATAATATCATTACCTGAATTATTCCATCCACAATTATGACATGAATTATTTGACATTACTCTCTCCAAACTTCTTAGAACTATAAACCTTATATTCATCAAGCAATTTCTTATGATGCATAAAATCAAAAGATCTTTCAACACCACCGGCAAAAGAATTCATCTCAGATTTATAATGATTTTTTCTATTGTTGAGAGCTATGATTATTAGTGAGAGTGCAATTATTACAATCAACATTGCAAACATTATGAGCATGAGGTCTTGAGGGGTTATGTTATTCATTTATTTTACCTGTTTTTTTACTAGGTTTATTTATGTCAATATCCATTGTTATTTTTTCCATTGGTCCGTTTGGAGTTTTTATTATATTTACAATAGGTTTCTTCAAACTTATATCAATAGAAACCGTATCTTCAAAATCATACATAGATAGACTGTCAACATCCATATCATTTAAAGCTTTTATAATTTCATTTTTAACTTTTTCAAAAATCATTTAAAATTCCTCTCAACAAAAAATTTTCTCTTCTCTTCATTCATTTCATTTTGATATTTTACTACTTGTCTATGTTTGTACCATAATCTTAAACATGGAATAATAATTGCAAGAATAACCACAGGAAATAAAACATAGTAAATAAAAATATCAAATCCAGTTAATATAAAAGGCGTTTTATCTATTATTGTTGTCCAGTGGTTCATGGTTACCTCACATTATTTAATAATAAATCCATAACTATATTTATAGCCATTATCTTTCTGTAAAAATATTTTCCAGTCATACTCTATATTATTACCATTTCGATCTTTATAATTAGTATGTGCATTTCCAAAAGGATCTTTAGTGGTTACAGTTTCTTTTTCAGTGTCATATCCAACTACACAAGTATAATGACCTGAAACATAGCTGATTGGTGAGAAGTCACCCAAACATACAAGAGGATTATTGTTATCAATATTTTCTATAACTTTATCAAGAGTAATTCCCCATGAAAGTTCAATACCAGAATATATTTTTTTACAAACATATTCAAGGATAGGCAAAACTTGAAAACCTCTATTATTATCTACATACCATTTCCATGTAGAATTTCCGTTGATTATCCCATATGCTATATCTTTGGGTAGATCAATGCATTGCTTTGTAATGTAGTCTTCAAGTTGATATCCTTCATATGGATCAACAACACCTTTGTAATGTAGCCCTATTGCGGTTGAGGTATCACCACATGTAATTGATGGATTGAATATATTATTTCTTTGGGTGAATGGTTCGACGTTTTCTATTTGATTTTTTATCATTTTTATTTCCTTTTTAAAATTGATATAGTGTCTCTCTTAAGAACCCCCCGTTTTGAGCTACTCTGGCTAGGAATCTCAACCTAATAAAAATTATTTGCCTTCACTCTCTATATCGACCTGGGATCAGCCATTTGTCATAGGGCGGATTTGAACCACCGACTTCAGAACTTTTAGATTCTGTGCCTCTTCCTATTGGGCTACTATGACGTTTTTGCCTGCCTGATGCGACTCAAGCAGGACTTTTTTTTAAAAATTATTTTACCGAGTCTGTTAATATTATGTTAACCACCCTATACAGGGCAAGGTTTAAATAAGCAAGTGTTTTCAATTTAATCTTTACAACTTTTCATGTTATGACTTACTGTTCCAAGCAATCTGTTTAGAACATCTAAATACTGAATGCTGGTCTTTTCGGATTTCAATTGCTCGTCAATTTTGGCGATGAGAGTTTTTTGTAGCTCTTCCATTGTAATCTCCTTTTTTATTTTAGTATATTTTAACCACCACATAAGTGGCAAGGTTGCAATTGTTTACCGTCCAAACTTTACAAAAATATAATCATCAAATATTTTTTGTAATTCTGGATTGTCTTTTTTGAGTCTGTTAATGTGATTTCTTTGAGATTCACCTTCTCTATATTTTATAGGATCATCATATTTTGACCAGTTCCATTTATGATTTTCAAGTAGTTTTGTGAATTCTTCTTTTGTGGTGGTCATGATAATTTTCTTTTGAATATATAATCAAATAGATTTCTTGATTTTAGCTGTCTATTTCTGTCTCTAAGTTGGTTGCATTCCTTGAAAAGTTTTTCATTTTTTTCTATGACATCATTTTGGTCAATTGGAATATATGTTGTAAGCTTTTCAATCATACTTAACCTGTGTATTTCTTTTTTAACTATTATTCTGTTTTCTTTTATTGATTCTATTTCTTTAATCAATTCTTTATTCTCAGCTCTCAATAATAAGTTTTCTTGCGAATTTAAATCTTCCAATTGTTCTAATTTTTTTCTGTCTATAATTACTTGATCACTCATACAACGCTCTCCAAATATTTATCACAAGCTTTTTCACATTCTCCGCACTCATTAAAATAAATGCAGTTAACAGGGAATTTATTATTTTCTTCAATCAATTTTTCTGTTTCCAATTTAGATAAATACTCATCAACTTTCTTTGAACATTCTGGACACTCAACAAGACTTTCAATTATAGATTGCAACTGGTTTCTATTCTTAAATAATTTCAATAGAAGTTTTGTTTTTTCCACTTCCTCTTTCAATTTTCTACCTGTAGTTATAATGGTTAATCCTTGATTTTCTATAATTTCTTTATCGTTTTGACATTTTATTTTTTCGGTGTTATTCAATAATGCTCTTCCTGTTTCTTGTTTGTATATTTGATTTTTCATTTTTGCACTCACTTTTTATATTTTAACTGACCGGCACAACATTTCTAAGAGGTTGAACCAGTCAGAGAAAAGGCTTAGATTGCTTTCAACATTGGGGACATTGAATATTTTCCTTGCGGATAACATGCTTCGGATTCTTCATAATTAAAAACTTTTACTTTTTTAATTTCATTCATAACTTTAATTGTTATAAATTTAGCTGTTCTTGAAATTACAGTGTAAGAAAAAATACAGTCATAATCACATATTGATCTTACTTGGTAAGTTTTTCCGGTTTCAAAAGTGTTTTTCATAATGTTTTCCTTTTCTCGTTTATTAGTTATTCTCAGTAACTATAAACAATATAGTGACAAACTATTAAGTTGTCAAGTGAAAAAGGTTATTTTTTTGTTTTTAGTGATTTTTTTTATCATTTTAACTCAATACCAACACCATTTCCCATTTCACCAAACAAACACTTCATACATTTTTTCAATCGATCAGGTTTCCCAACACTATAAAAAGCAATCTCTTGACCACAATCACATTTATATTCAACTTTAGTGTCATGATCATCTGTCAATAATGGATGTTTGAAAATTATTCGTTCAACTTTTGATATTTCTTTTCTTGTTATTTCTGGCATGATGTCTCCTCACTTTTTCAAAATCTTATTAGCTTTCAAATTAAAAATATTCTTCATCATATTAGGTTTCAATTTCTCAATAGACTTTTCAAACTTATGAGTGGCTTTAATTTTCTGAGTGGATGAGTCCAGTTGTCGTGTCATATGAATACGTTTTCCAAAAAGCTTAAAAACTCCAAGACCTCTATTCATTCCAGTGAAGAAAAATTGTTTTGCTAAATCCCAACCATAACGACCGACATTATGTTCTTGACCTCTGCTTGTATTTCCACGGCCTGATCCAGATCTACCAGTGTATTTATATAATATTGCCCACCTTTGAGCGCCATTTTTTGCATTAAAACCATCACCCTCAAAACCAATTTTTCTATTACCAACTTTCAAAGTTTGAATTCTACTTGATTGCAGTCTTAAGGGTTTTGAAATTGGTCTTTTATCGTTCTTGCCGGTACGTGCCATGGTGGTCGGTTTTGCAACTTTTCCCATGGTATTTGAACCACCGGTTTTTACATCACCTTTTTCTGATTTATTTAAATAGTGTTCTTTGCCACCTTTCATTTTTGGTACATAGACAATTGCATTGATCGCACCTATATCACGAAAGCCACCTGATGACTTTTGAGGTTTAGAAAATAAAATTCTTGGAGCATTCATAGT